GGAATGCAACAATCCCGCTGAAAACAGTTGGCGCGATTCCGGCCTTTCTGAATTATACGAATGCCTATCCGCTGGCAACGATCAAGCTATATCCGGCCCCCACGGGTGTTTATACGCTGTTCTTGCTATCAGAAAAGCAGCTTTCAACATTTACGCTTAGTCAGACAGTTGACCTCGCCCCCGGCTGGCGCAGGATGCTCATTCATAACCTAGCGCTTGAGCTTTGCGCTGAATATGGCGTGACAGTGCCGCCAGAAGTTGAGCGCATTGCCCGTGAAAGCAAGGGCGAAATCAAGCATTCAATTATGGCAGCCAGAACGATGCAATGGGAAAGCGGCCTTGGTTACGAGGGCAACATCTATAGCGGCTGGGTTGCATAATGAAAGTGGGATTGGTCGGTCCATCCTATGAAATGCGCTCGCTCCCATTCGACGCACAGCGCACGATCAACCTGTTTCCAGTATTCGATGAACAGGGCAAAGAAGTTGCAGCCCTTTACGGCGCACCCGGTAAAAGCTTATTTGCCACATGTGGCCCCGGCCCGGTTCGCGGGTGTTTTTCATCCAGCAACGGACGCGCCTTTGTGGTATCTGCCGCTAGTATCTATGAGGTTACATCAAACGGCACAGCCACAGCCCTTGGTAGCTTAGATGAATCATCCGGCATTGTAACAATGGCTGAAAACCTATCTCAGCTTGCAATTTGCGATGGTCAAAAGCTTTATACGCTGAATTATGCCACGAATGCCTTTGCCAAGGTGACAGACCCAGACCTTCCGGCAAGCGTTGGAACGGTTGAAAACGTCGATGGTTACTTCATGGTAAACCAGAACGGCACGGGGCGCTTTTATATATCGGACCTTAATGAAGGTTCTTCATGGGCCGCGCTAGACTTTGCCACGGCTGAAAGCAACCCAGATAAACTGGTGCGCTGCGTAAACTCTTTGGGGCAGGTGTTCTTGATTGGAAGCCGCACAACTGAAATCTGGTCAAACACAGGGGCCAGTGATTTTCCCTTTAGGCGCATTTCCGGCGCTATGGATGTCGGAACGCTTTCACCCTACACAGCCGTATCAATTGCTAACGCGATGATTTTTGTTGGACAAGACAGATATGGCAACGGCAGCGTTTACAGCACGCAAAGCTTTAACCCTAGTAAGATTTCAACGAATGCGATTGAATACGCCATAGCAAAGGCCACAGACAAGGCCAATATGCGGGCATGGGCTTACCAGCAAGAGGGCCATATATTCTATTGCCTGACTGGCGGCGGGCTAGAGACAACGCTTGTTTATGACCTGACAACGCAACAATGGCATGAGCGCGCATATCTGAATGTGGACGGCGTGTTTGAACAAGATTTAGCTGTTGATCACATGTTTGCATTCGGCAAGCACTTGGTTGGCGATAGAAGAAACGGCAAGATTTATGAATTATCTCTTGACATTTTCAGCGATGCAGGCGATGCTTTAGCAGCAGAGCGTGTTTATACTCATCTATCCGATGAAGGTCAAAGAATACGCTTCAACGCCTTAGAAATTGGCTTTGAAACGGGAGTCGGTTTGCAATCAGGGCAGGGGTCAGACCCCGTCGTTTCGTTCTCGCTTAGTAAAGATGGCGGGCGCACTTGGTCAGATACCTACACGGCCTCAATCGGCGCTGTAGGTCAATATCAGGCAAAAGTGGAGTTTCGCCGCCTAGGCGTTGCTGAACAAATGACCTTCAAAATCAGAATTTCAGACCCAGTTAAACGCGCTATTATCGGGAGTTATCTCCGCTAATGGCTGTTTCACCCGTACCATCAATGCAGCCTCTTCTAGACGGTCAACCATATACGGCAGACCTTAACTGGCTTGCGTTTTTCGGCGAGCTTTTTAACGGCGATTTAGGCACAGCATGGAATCCAACCTTTGTTAGCCTTGGCGCGACAGGAACCCCGACTATCACAGGCGTTTACTACCGCATTGGTCAGGGCTTGGTCTGGTTTAGTATCCGCATTGTGCCGGCTACAAACACAACGTCCACAGCAGCAACAACCTATTGCGATAATTTCCCCTTGAGCTTTGTTAATGACAGCGTTTGTCTTGCCAGCACAGGCAGCGGCGCTGTTCAAGCCATCGGCGGCATTAGAGCGGCAGATAAGCGCATTTACACGCCCGGCTGGTCGGCGGCCACAGAGACAATCACGGTTGTCGGATTTGGTGAGGCACGATGATTCACGTTGCTAAAATTGAAGACGTTCAGGGGATTGTTGAGCTTTTGCGCACATATTACAACGAAAGCCAATATAACAAATTTCTGACATTCGATGATGAGCGTTGCCGGGAAACCGCAGAGCTTTGGATGAATGATATATGTTTTGTCGCTAAGGACGGTCATAAGATTGTGGCAGTTGCTGTAATGGATTTGATGAAATCTTATTACAAAGAATTAGAGGCCGACATAGGGATGTTTTATGTTCACCCTGACTATCGCGGCACAACAATTGCCCGGTTGCTGGTTAATGCTTGCGTGGAAAACGCAAAGGCGCATAAGTGCGCGGTTATTTATTCGTCATCTCTTTCTAAAATCGACGGCAAGAATCATCAGATATACGTCAATCTATGGAAAAAGTTTGGGTTTCAGGAATTAGGGTCTTTTATGTTTGGGAGTTTTACGTATGGCTAAGTCAGTATTTAAATCGGTTGGAAAAATCGCGCCTTTTGTTGCGCCGTTTCTTCCTGTTGCACCGCTTCTCGCCGCTGGTATTGGCGCGGCTGGTAGCGCAATAAGTGGCGGCGGTCTTAAGGGCGCACTACTCGGCGGCATTGGAAGCGGACTAGGTAGCGCATTTGCTGGAAATACAGGCTTGGGTAGCAGCATTTTCGGAACAGCGGCTGGATCGCCGTTATCGTCTGTCACTGGTAACGCTTTGTTACAAGGTCCGACACGTGGAACAGGAATGGCAGGAGCTATAGGCCGTGGTGTATCAGGCGTTTCACGGACCCTTGGCGGCATGACCGGGGCAGGAAGCGGCGGGGGCGGGTTTGGCTTGAGAGATGTCGGAAGCGTTGTCGGCGGGCTTCGTCAGTATAGCGATCAAGACGAAATGGAAAAGCAGCTTTTAAGAGCGCAAGGCCGGGCTGAAGAGGCAATCCAGCCCTATAGCAATATTGGCTTGAATGCACAACGTCAGCTTTCCAATAATCTAGCCGCTGGGTTCAATCCGGGTGATTTGGAAAACGATGCAGGTTATCAGTACCGTTTGGGCCAAGGCAACCAGCAGCTTGAGAGGGCGCTTGCGGCCCAAGGGATGTCCGGCTCTGGCTCAGCGATTAAAGCGGCTCAAGAGCTTGGCCAAGGGCTTGCGGCGCAGCAGTATGATAGCGCTTACAATCAGTATTTACAGCAAAACCAGCAACTTGCTGGGCTTGGTGATTCCGGCCAAAGGGCAGCTAACACGCTAGGCGGTATTTACGGAAATCAAGGCAATATTCAGGCCAACAGAACGCTTGAGCAGGGCAACATCTTTGCAAACACCCTGTCTAGCGTTTTAGGGCAGCGGATCATCGGTTATGACCCGACAACAGGAAGACCGATTTATGGATAGTTTAGGGCAGAAATTGGCAATGATGCTACAGCAGCAAGGGCAACAATCGGCGCAAATGCCGCAAGGTATGCAGCAGTTTCCCCAAGGGATGCCGCAAATGCCCATGATGCAACAAATGACGCCGCCGCGTATGGACCCATATGGGCAGCAGCAAACAGGAGTCGCGCAAGCGCTCATGAGAGGTTTACAATATGGCCGGACCTGATTTAAGCGTTTTTGGCAGACAGCGGTCTTTTCAGGATTTTGAAAGGCTGCAGCAAGAATTTGATATGCAAAAGATTGCGCAAGGCCAAGCGGCGCAGATTAATGCACTTCAAATGAAAAAGTTTGAAGATGAAATAAACAATCCTGACGTTGACAAGCTTGGCGAGCGAGCTTTTATGAAGTTAGCGCAAGGGCTTCCACTTAGCGCACAAGAGGCCGCAGCAGCACAGGTTTTTGACGCAAAATCTGGCGGAATATCTTTTAATCCGGTTTCAGGAGAAATGATTCAAAAGCCTAGAATATCAGACCGCATCGGATTGCCCGGCATGTCAAACGTTGGAAGCCAAGGCCCACAAGGTTATCAACCAAGCGCGCCTGAACAAGACTTTAACATTAATTCAAATTACAGCCCAGAGCAGCAAGCACCATCAGGAAACATGTATGATGCAATGTATCAAGATGCGCTTAGGGCTGCGGCAGGAAACGCGAAACTTGAGCAGGAAATAAAAGCGGATTATTTTAAAAAGAAAACAAACTTTTCAGAAGGGCAATCGCAAGCCGCAGATTATGCGGACAGAATGAGAGCCTCAGACGCTATTCTTCAAGACCCCAAGGTCACGGCGGCGATGATGGACCTAGCCGAGCGCTCTTCGGGTTCAATCCCCCTTATTGGCGGCTTTCTTGTTAGCTCAGATTATCAAAAAGGCGACCAAGCAAAGCGAAGTTTTATTAATGCAATCTTAAGAAGAGAATCTGGCGCAAACATCCCAAAAGATGAGTTCGAAAGCGCTGATTTACAATATTTCCCTATGCCGGGCGATGGTGAAGCGGTTCTCGCCCAGAAGGCACGTAATAGGCAAGCCGCCCTTGCTGGTGTTAGTAGGGCCGCTGGCGCAGCTTATGTGCCGGTGGATATCGTCGACCCTTACGCTGGTCAAGACCCGATGGCCGCTAATCAGGCGGCGGCGGCTAATAGGGCAAACGAACTGGGGCAGCAAGATTTGCCGAACACAACGCCTCAACAGCCCCAAGTTGGCGAAATAGTTGATGGCCACGTCTTTTTAGGTGGCGACCCGTCAAACCCTAAAAGCTGGAAATTACAATAATGAAGCCTTGGGAAAGATACGCGCCACAACAGGGATCGGGAAAGCCTTGGGAAAGGTATTCACCCCCTCAAGCTAGCCCCACGCAGCCTGACACACTCGGCGGCAAAATTGGCCAAGCGTTCTTTAATAGAATGCAGAATGTGCAAGATTTAAAGCGCAACCCTAGAGTTGACCCGCTCGTTGTGGGGCCATACGCAACAGGGCAAGCGCTTGGTTTTGCAACAGACGCAGCGGGCGCAGCTTTAGGCTCCGTCACGCCTGATTTCATTAAACAGCCAGCCATGAAAGCCCTTGGTGCGGCGGCAGAATTTGCCGAGCCAGTAACAAGGCCAATAGCAGAGGCGTATGGCGAGTTTAAGCAAGAAGCCCCAATGGCCGCGGCGTTGTTAGAGACGGCAGGAAATTACGCTGGGGCATTTTCAGGAGCAAAGGGAACGCAGATTGTGGGCGGTCCTGTTTTAAATGCGGCCACAAAAACCGTAACAGCGCCAGTAAAAGCGGCGGTTGATGCTAGCGTTTTCACAACAGCAAAAACCGCAAATCTTCTTAACAATGTGACAGATAAGATTGCTGACGCAATAAGCAAAACCGCAAACAGGGCAAATGTGCCGAAGCCATTAAGAAAGCTTCCGGATGCTGAATTGTTATTCGTGACGACCCTTATGGATGAGGGCGTTTCAATTGATGATGCGTTGCAGTCTCTATCCGGCGCTAAGAAAATGGGTGTTTCCCCAAGCGTTTCAGTTTCAGCAAAAATCCCGCAAATGCAAACTCAGGGTTATTTAATGTCTAGAGGGTCTGCCGGGTCAAAAGTTGCTGCAGATGCGGTGGATGACATTGTTAAAAATCAAATACCAAAAATGAACACTGAGCTTATCACAATAGCATCGGGCGGCGGCAAGTCTGCCGAACAATATGGCCTAGACGTTTTTAAGGCGGCAAGTGAATCCATCAAGAAACGGGAAATCGCGCTCAAAACAAGGGCAAAGCCATATTATCAGCAAAGCATTGGAATTGATAAATCCATCCCAATCGAGGGTGAGTTTAAAAAAGTCCTGTCAAACCCGCTTGCAGTTAAGGCGCTAGAGAATTTCAGGGCGGACCCGTACACGCTAACAAATGTTCAAAAAAGCCTCTCAGACCTTGGAATTAGCGCTGAAGATATTAGCAAGCTTCCATATAATTCAACGGTTGCGCTTCACGGAGCAAGGGTTCATTTAAGGCAATTAAATGACGCGGCACTGGCTGGCGGCGAGGCCCAAAAAAGCCAAGCCATAAAACAAGCATTAAGTGACATAGATAATGCAATTGAGGCCACGTATCCTTCATACAAAACCGCTAGAGCAATTTATAGTGAAGACGCTGGGGCATTAAAGGCCCTTAAAGACAGCCCTGTTGGTCAAATGGCTCC